CAAGGTTGACCGAGAAAGCGCCTTGGCCCGCGCCGCAATGACTTTGGACCGTGAACGCTCAATGGCCGCCATTGAAAAGAGCCGTATGGACATGGTGGCTGACGCCGCGCAGGCCCGCGCCGCTATCCGCTTTGACATGGCACAACTAATCGCCGCGCTCGACAAGCGCATCACTCTGCTTGAAAAGGGCAAATAAATGGATCTTCTTGCTAAATTTGGCCCCCTACTTGGTCAACTGGCCCCGTCCATCGCCACGGCGTTGGGCGGCCCGCTGGCTGGCGTTGCCGTCAAGACCCTGTCCAGCGCCCTCTTTGGGCATGAGGACGGCACCGAGGAGCAGATCTCCGAGGCCATGGCGTCCGCCACGCCCGACCAGCTCGCCGCCATCAAGAAGATCGACGCCGACTTCAAGGTCCAAATGAAGTCCCTCGACATCGACCTTGAGCGCATTGCCGCTGGTGACCGCGACAGCGCCCGGCAGATGCAGCGGGAGACCAAAGATTGGACGCCGAAGGCGTTGGCCTTCTTCATCACGTTCGGCTTCTTCGGGGCGCTGATATGGATCATGGTGTTTGGAATCCCACAGACGGGGACCGAGGTTCTTCTGATGATGCTGGGATCTCTCAGCACTTCATGGACTGGCGTCGTCCAGTTTTATTATGGGTCGTCGGCTGGTTCAAAGGCCAAGAACGACCTCCTTGCGGCAAAGGACAAGTGACATGAGAGAGAATTGGGAATCCTGCTTTGAGATGGTTCTGAAGCACGAGGGCGGCTTTGTAAATAATCCAAAAGATCCAGGTGGGATGACAAACTTGGGCGTTACAAAAGCTGCTTGGGAGTCCTATTGGAAGCGAAGTTCTTCAGAATCAGAGATGCGCAGCTTGACCCCCAATATCGTCAAGCCGTTCTATAAAGCGATGTATTGGGACAAGATCAAGGGCGATGATCTCCCTTCTGGCGCGGATTACGCAGCCTATGACTTGGCTGTTAACTCCGGGGTTGGCCGGGCGGCAAAATACCTCCAAGAGATTGCCGGGGTGCCTGCGGACGGCGTCATTGGGCCAAAATCTATGGCTGCTATTGCTGCCTGCGATCCCGTTGAGATGACTGATGCCATCTGTGACATGCGGCTGGATTTCTTAAAAAGGCTGCCGACTTTTGAGACTTTTGGCAAAGGCTGGAGCCGCCGGGTTGCTGAGGTCAAGGAGAAAGCGCTAAGCATGGCAAAAGGAACTTAATGTGCTATACTAAGACAGCTTTGGAGTTCTCCGCATGACGACCCCCATGTCCTACGATGGAAGCGTAGCCGGTTCGACCAGCTACATTACCCAAATGGCGACGATGGCTGTTGTGGCCGAGACTGACCCTGCTTTCGTAACCATTTTGCCTCAGATGATCGTTTATGCCGAATTGCGGATGTACCGCGATTTGGACTTCTTGTTCACTTCTGGGTCAACAACTGACTACAGCTTGACCGCTGGAAGTCGCGTTTTGAATGTTCCAGAAACAACATTTCCATACGGCACTCTTGTTGTCCCTGAGCAGATCAACGTTCTCGTGGGATCTACAAATCCTGATCTTGCTGAGCGCGTTCCGCTTCTTCCGACAACAAAGGAGTTTTTAGATGCTGTGTACGGTTCTGGCGCGGTTGCTAACCGTGGCGTCCCTCAGTACTGGGTTCCTTTTGATGACTACACTTTCCTCGTAGGTCCGTACCCAGATCAAAGCTACACAGTTGAGCTTGTAGGTACATATCGCCCCGCCAGCTTGTCAGTGTCCAACCCAACTACGTTCATTAGCCTCAACTTGCCTGACATTATGATTATGGCAAGCATGGTTTACATTTCTGCTTACCAACGTAACTGGGGCCGCCAATCAGATGATCCTCAAATGGCAATCAGCTATGAAAGCCAGTATCAGGCACTTCTGAAGGGAGCTATGGTTGAGGAAGCCCGCAAGAAGTTTGAGGCTTCTGGATGGTCCTCACAGTCCCCGTCGCCAATCGCTACACCGACAAGGGGCTAACACATGCCCCATAGCGCGCTCAAACTTATGCCGGGGGTCGATCAGAACAAGACTCCTGCTCTCAACGAAGCTGCAATTTCAGAAAGCCAACTTATCCGGTTCATCCCTGACCGGACTCTTGGTGGTCTGGTGCAGAAGCTTGGTGGCTGGACGAAGTTTTATGCCAACCGGATTGGTTCCACTGTCCGCGCCTTGTGGGCGTGGGAAGACACAAACTCCAATTCCTATTTGGCAGTTGGAGCAGAGGGCGCATCTCCCATAGTTGTCACCGGAGCCAGCGGCAACGGGACTACTGCCACACTGACGTTCACGGGTCCGTTTTCTTTTGTCCTTGGCCGCGCCATCACAGTGAGTGGCGTAAATCCAAGCGGATATAACGGCACTTACACGATCACCGCCACGACCTCTACAAGCGTTTCTTACGCCAGCGCCACAACGACTGCGTACGTTTCTGGCGGAACGATCACTGGTGGCGGCGGCACTTTGGACATCATTACGTCCGGTGGCAATCAGGACATTACGCCTGAAAAGCTGACGGTGAACACAACCGTTAACTTCAGCACAACACTTGGCAGCAATGCCATCACTGTTGTTGATACTGGCCGAAATGCCAATGACTATTGGGTCGTTGATATACAGACGCAAATCAGTGTCGGTGGCCTTATTCTCTTCGGCCAGTATCAAATTTATAATCCATCGCTGACTGCCAACCAGTACACAATCTATGCGACTGACGCACTTGGCGACCCACAATTGGCAACGGCAACTGTAGCCAATGGCGGCGCGGTTCCTTCTTTTTCAACTACGAACGGAAAAGCCTCGGTAACGGTTACGCTTAATGATCACGGGTATGCTGCCGGTGATTCTTTTCCCGTGCTTGTAGCTACAACTGTTGGGGGCATTACTTTTTACGGCAATTACACGATTGTCAGCATTACTAGCGCAAATGCCTTTGTCATAAATGGGACGATAGTTGCTGGCTCAACGGCGACTGGGTCCGAAAACGGCGGTCAGGTTCATTTTGTCTACTACAACGGTGTTGGACCGCTGCCGCAGGGTCTCGGCTACGGGGTTAACGCATATGGCTATTACGGCTATGGCGGCATTGTTTCTGGCGCGGGAGCCCGTGGCGTCCCCATCAATGCCACTGACTGGACTTTGGACAATTGGGGCTCTGTGCTTATTGCCAATTCTCTTGGTGGTCCCATTTACGTTTGGAATCCGTCAGTATCCAATGCGGTTGCTGGCGTCATTGTTAACGCTCCTCCGGTCAACCAAGGCGCGTTTGTCGCCATGCCGCAGCGTCAGATTGTGGCTTGGGGCTCAACATTTACTGGAATTGTTGACCCCATGTTGGTTCGCTGGTGCGACGTTGACAACTATGACCAATGGATCGCGCAAATTACCAATCAGGCTGGCTCTTATCGCATCCCCAAGGGTTCGCGTATTGTTCAAGGCATTCAGGCGGGACAGCAGGGCCTTTTGTGGACAGACCTTGGCATATGGGCCATGCAGTATGTCGGTCCTCCTTATGTCTATCAGTTCAACGAGCTTGGCACTGGCTGCGGCCTGATTGGTCGTAAGGCTGCTGGTTCGGTAAACGGCATTGTCTATTGGATGGGGCAGAGCCAGTTTTACAGACTTGCTGGCAGCGGTGTTGAGCCCATTCGTTGCCCCGTTTGGGATGTTGTTTTTCAGGATCTGGATACGACAAATCTTGACCGTATCAGAGTTGCGCCCAACTCTCGCTTTGGCGAAATTACTTGGTATTTCCCCACCATCAGCAATGGCGGTGAAAACTATGGCTACGTCAAATACAACTTTATTTTGGACCAGTGGGATTACGGGTTCAACTCTGCGTCTAATCCCTATGTGGCGCGGTCTGCGTGGATCAACGAGTCGGTTTTGGGTGCGCCAATTGGCGCAGGCTTAAACCAGTATCTTTACCAGCACGAGACATCGACTGACGCAGACGGCGTGGCGATGGACAGTTACTTCCAGACCGGATACTTCGTCTTGAACGAAGCCGATGTGAAGATGTTCATTGATCAAGTCTGGCCTGACATGAAGTGGGGCTATTATGGTGGGACGCAGGGCGCTAACGTCCTTCTGACTTTCTATGTGACTGACTACCCCGGCCAGACCCCGCTGGTTTATGGCCCATACACGCTGACACAGGCTACAACCTACATCACTCCCCGTTTCCGTGGCCGCTTGGTCTCAATCAAGATTGAGAGCAATGACATTGGCTCTTGGTGGAGATTAGGGAATATCCGCTATCGCATCCAGCAAGATGGACGATTCTGATGCCCGCATCGCTCGATGATCTGTTAACAACACAAAAGAACGGCGTCGTTGCCATCAACGGGCTGAACCAAACGCTCAAACAGATTGAGGCTGATCTGCCATGCATTTGCACCAATCTTGCTGCAATTGTCGTTCAGGTAGAAAGTTTAGCCACCAATCTTTATCCTTCAACTGTCAGCGCAACAATTCAAGCGTCTACAACGTC